CGTTGGAATTGTGAAAGCATTGAAGAAATGCGCGATATGATTGTCTATGCAACAACGGAAATTATAGCTCTAAAAGAAGAAAAACAACGACTAGATCCTAAGTGCTGGAAAGGTTATAAAAAATCTGGTACTAAAATGAAGGGCAACACTCGGGTTAACAATTGCGTTAAAGTCAGCGAAACTTGGGAACACAAAATGGCCGAATTAATTAAGATCTTGGAATCAAAATGAAGCAATATCGTATAACTTCTGCAGACCTAAGTCAAGATAGCGAAGACGATGCGTATCTCGCACCAGATGATCCGATCCATGAACTAAAGGCTGTGCAATACATGGGCAGCCTCGGTGCCGAAGCTAGACTGGCTGAATATCGTGCAGCACAAGCGAAACATAATCAAGAAATAAATAAGGGAAGCAATCCAAGTCTAACCGGCACTGAAAAGCGTCAGCTAGAACGAGAGCATAATATAAAGCCAGGAACTCCTGAATGGTTTCAGCTTTGGTTTGGTCGACCAAACATGACCGGTGAGAAGCCAGTAGGAAAATAATACTATGAGATTTCGAGAAATTATGCAAGAATCAGATCGCCGGCCGCTAGATCGTCGTGAACTTGCACAACTCATGCATATTGCAGAACGTGTTATTGCAACTGTTTCTAAAAAAAGCACCTTAAATGAAACTGACCATCCGGGCAATCCAAAAATGTTGTCTAAAGATCAACTTGCAACATTAAAAGGAATGATGTCACTTCCAGATCTTAGCATGAACAAGAGTAACGGTAATTTTTATCAACAGATGAGATTCTTTTTGGCAATGGCCGGAGCGCCCGATTATCCTACTCCACCGTCGGGTGCAATGGCAGGTGATCCGTCGATTATGCCATATTCTTCGGCTGATATGGAAATAATTAAATCAGCAATCGACATGGTCGGAGGTGGAAGAATGATAGCAATGACCGACCATCGAAGTCGAGAACGAGAAGACACTAATATCGTGAGTCCAGTAGCTAATTGGATGCACTCAGATAAACCTAAGAAAGTAGAGCCAAAGGTATTAAAATGAAGGAAGTACGACCAGAAGTGTATATTGATCTCGATGGTGTGCTAGCAGATTTCTTTTCAGAATATGCTAAACTTGCTGGAATACAGTCGGGTAACTATCGAGATATTCCGCCCGCAAAGACTGATCCGACATTAAACAAAATGATCGGAACAGATTTCTTTGCACGACTTCCAAAATTTCCTAGTGCAGATCAGCTTATTAAAATTACTGTAAAATTATTTGGTCGATATCATATCTGTTCCAGTCCTCTTCGTGGTGATCACGAAAATACTGAGATCCAGAAAAAAGAATGGATCAAAAAGCATCTAAGTCCGCCGCCCGCTACTATTATCATCACACCTAACAAGGCAAAATACGCCGTACAAGCAGACGGCACTCCTAATATTTTAATCGACGACCGTGGTAGCAACATTAGTGCATGGGAAGCCAAGGGTGGCATCGGTATCAAATATCAAGCCGATGAAGACGGATTGGAAAAAGTAATCGAAGGGTTCGCAAGGGCACGTAAAATTCTGCGCGGGGAACTTGAACACGAACCACAGACACTAACAACTAAGAACCGCAGTACTGGACAAATTGTTACTAAAAGTGGTCACAACGATGCAGACGAAGACGATGTTGCAGAAGCCGACGATATTAACCCACGTTTTCAGCAAAATCCTATTATGTCTAACGAGTCTGCTAGCGCAGGTGCTACTTCTGCAGGCGCTGTAGCTAGTTCTCCTGCAAGCGGGGGCGGTTGGTTGTTTGGAGGTACTGTAGGTGCTCCAAAAACTAAAAAGAAAAAAGCCAAGGTGTTAAAAAGATGATCGACGAAAACCGAAAAGGTATGCGAGCAGTAAAGCGAAAAATCAAACCGACTAGCGGACATCCCGGAACAAAAAAATTAGGTCCAGCTACTCCGATGACTCGCAAAATTCATGTTGCAAAAAACGGTGTCTTTAAAGTGAAGAAACACAAATATTTCGAGGATCTCGAAGAACAATTAACTAACACGTTAAATGAATATCAAGATAGAATGGCAGGAGTCGGCATGGGCGATTATGGACAACGAGAAAATACAAACGGCGGCGGTGAATACAACGACGAAGTAGGAATGATCAAAAGTGATCTGCATACCATTGTTCGATCATCTGTTGACCTAGGAAAAGCATTGCAACCTGGAGAAAATCTCCCCGAATGGGCGCAGGAAAAGATTGCACAAGCCAAAGGAATGATTGTAGCAGTTTCAGATTACATGCTGAGTCAACACGATCAAGGAGAGGTTTTTCAAACCAACGAATCCAATGGCGAACATGTATCAGTTTTATATATCGACGGACGTCCGTCAACAAAATATACTAATCCAAAAGATGCTGAAAAAGATCTTAACACACTAAAATCAAAATATCCTAAAAAATCTTTCGAACTTAAACGAGAAATCAGAGAAGATGATGACCTAGAAGAGGGGTGGGGCAAGGCTGCACTAATTGGCACTGCTGCATTCATTGCAGCAATTGCAGGTATTAATCATATGCAAGCACAAAAACTCATGCACAGTGATCCGCAACTTGCTAAACTAGCTCAATTCCGAGATCGTGCGGTAAAAATGGGTGACGAAGATAAAGTACATGAATTAGATGATCGAATTAAAGTTACATTAGATCATCTCCAAGTAACTGGAGATGAAATCCGCGGTGACGACGGTAGACCCGTTGATCCAGTATACGAAGAACGAAAAATGGATGATCGGCTTAGAGCTGCTCAACAAAATCTTATATCACTTCGACGAGGTGAAAATCGTAAAAAAACCGTAGATGTAAAAAGCTCTGAAAGATCTCCTCAACCTAAGAAGTCAAAAGACGATCCAACCGTAGGTTCGATCAAGAAGGCTCCGGCTGTTATTGCAAGCGGCGGCGGAACTCCTAACCCCGAAATAGAAAAAATGTTAGCAGATTTTCTTGCCAAAGGGGGAGAAATTAAAAAAGGAAGACCGGGAAAAGCACCCCCGGTCGGACGAAATCAAGCAAGCCTCCACATCGGTGGTGCTGGAAATTATAAACGCAAAGGTGATAAGCCTGGATTAGGTGCAAAATATCTCGGCGACAAAGATGTAGCAGTCGAAGGATGGACACACGATAGTCTTGCAAAGAAATTATTTGAACAAGAAATTACATATGAAGATCAATTAAATGGTATGCTACGCAGGAAGTTAAGCAAATGAGCGATCTTAGCAAAGCAGCAAAAATTGCATTTTCTTCTGAATTTGCTTTCTATTTGAAAGCACACAACTTTCATTGGAACATAGAAGGCCCAGATTTTCTAGAATACCACGAACTTTTTGGCAAAATCTACGAAGAAGTATACAGCTCAATCGATGATTTTGCAGAAAAAATTCGTGCAATTGGATCATATGTTCCAGCTAGCTTTGCTCGATTTAGTATGCTAACACAAATCGAAGACGAAACAGACGTTCTTGATCAAATGTCAATGATAAACGAACTGTTAGGCGACAATGAAAAAATGGGCAAGGTTCTTAAAATGGTCTACGATCTTGCAGAACAACACGGCGAACACGGTTTCTCAAACTTCTTAGCCGAACGCATGGATGCACACCGTAAGCACGGATGGATGCTACGTGCGAGCCTTAAAAGATAATTGATTGACATTTTCAAATAATTCGTTTATATTACGTAAACAATAAGGAGAAAATATGAGTAAAGTTTTTGGCAACGCTGAATTAGCGAAGCTCAAGCAGTTGGTTAACGAAGGTGTTACCGTCCTTCAAGAAGTTGAAGATCTTACCCAAGGTCTTAACGACACAATTAAAGCAGTTGCAGAAGAATTAGAAGTAAAACCTGCAATTATTAAGAAAGCAATCAAAGTTGCACAAAAGGGTAACTGGGAAAACGTATTCAGCGATTTCGACGATCTCGAAACTATCGTTGCTGCTACCGGCCATGATACCCGCAGTAATCCCTAAAATTAGATAATTAAATTATATAGAGTATGGTGTGACGAGCCACAAATCGTCGCGAAGAAGGTTGCCGGCCATAAGCGGTATGGAAAATAAAATGATAAAAGAAGAAAGAGAATTTCTCTGCGACTCGTGTATCGATATCGATTATTGCACCACACGTTGCAAACTCCAAGAACAATTAAGTGAAGATGTAGAAGTCATTCGGGAGGAATCTGAATGAGTTACGTTGACGCACGATGGGACCGCGACAATGATGTCGTACAAGTTGTAGAGCGCGACCCAAAATTAGGTCGCATCTACCAAGAATACCCAGCAAGATATGTGTTCTATTATCCAGATCAGAGAGGCAAATACAAAAGCATTTTTGGCGATCCGTTAAGCAAAGTTGTTGCTAAAAACTGGAAAGAATACACCAAAGAACAAAAGATTCATAGTGGTCATAAGTTGTTCGAAAGTGATATTAATCCGGTATTTCGTTGTTTAGAAGAAAACTATCTAGGCAGAGACGAATCTAAACTTAACGTTGCATTTTGGGATATCGAGGTGGACTTCGATCCCGAAAGAGGATATGCAAGCCCAGACGATGCATTCATGCCAATTACTGCAATTGCAGTTCATCTACAATGGTTAGATACATTAGTATGCTTAGCTGTTCCGCCTAAAACCTTAACTATGGAACAGGCTCAGGAATTAATCAAAGATATTCCTAACACAATTCTATACGAAACTGAAGCAGAAATGCTAGACACATTTCTAAATCTAATCGAAGATGCAGACGTGTTAAGTGGTTGGAACAGTGAAGGGTTCGATATGCCGTACACTGTGAATCGAATCATTAAAACGTTAAGCAAGGAAGATACTCGCAGATTGTGTTTGTGGAATCAATTTCCAAAACGTCGTGAATATGAAAAGTACGGAAAAGCTGCCGTCACTTATGATATTTCAGGGCGTGTACACCTTGATAGTCTCGAACTTTATCGTAAGTATACATACGAAGAACGCCATAGCTATCGATTAGATGCTATCGGTGAAATGGAAGTCGGTGAAACTAAAACAGTATACGAGGGCACACTTGATCAGCTTTACAACAATGACTTCCGAAAATTCATTGAATATAACCGGCAGGACACTGCACTACTCGATAAGTTAGATAAGAAATTAAAATTTATCGATCTTGCGAACTCGATTGCACACGAAAACACCGTTCTATTGCAAACAACAATGGGCGCTGTTGCTGTTACAGAACAGGCAATTATTAACGAAGCCCATAGACATGGTCTAATTGTTCCAAGTCGCACACGCAAAGATGATCGTGGCGATACACAGGCCGCAGGTGCATACGTTGCATATCCCAAGAAGGGATTGCATGAATGGATCGGGTCAATGGATATTAACTCACTATATCCGTCAGCAATTCGTGCGTTGAATATGGGTCCAGAAACAATTATCGGACAGCTACGACCAGATTATAATACTCCGGAAATTGAAGCAAAAATGGCTCGAGGAATGAGCTTTGCTGCTGCGTGGGAAGGCAAATTTGGCAGCAACGAATATGAACTGGTTATGGCCAAAGACAAAGCCCACGATATCATTGTCGATTGGGAAGACGGATCAACCGATGTGCTTAGTGGTGCTCAAATTTACGATGTGATTTTCGAATCTAACAAGCCGTGGATGATCAGTGCCAACGGAACTATCTTTACCTACGAAAAGGAAGGGATTATTCCAGGTCTTCTAAAGCGTTGGTATGCAGAACGTAAAGAAATGCAGGCCAAACTAAAGGATGCAATTAAAGCAGAAAACCCAATTGAAGAAGAATATTGGGATAAACGTCAGCTAGTTAAGAAGATTAACTTGAACAGTTTGTATGGTGCTATTCTTAAC